GGCGTTAGAGAAGGCATGATGAACGGCCAAACTTTTTTTCAATTCTTGAGTGATGATGAAATTATTCCTATTCAAGAACCTAACCAGATTTCTACATCTAAAACCGTTGATATTAACCCGGTGGATGAGAAAAAACCGCTATTTAATACTAAGTAGCGACTAACCGCCGCAAGGCAAAAACCGCCAATTTTGGCAAATTATCTTTTAGGAAAAACACAATGAAAAACTTAAACAAAAAACAAAAATTGGGCGCTGTAGCTGGTTTGTCTGTCCTTGGAACCGGTTTGGCTTCTGCTGCTGTTGATACTGCCGGTATTACTGCCATCGGTGCAGATGCAACTGCAATCGGCGCCGCTGTTTTCGGCGTTCTTGTAATTATTTTGGCTTCTAAGCTGATTCGCCGCGCGGCTTAATCGTCGCATAATCTTAAAGGGGGGGTTTAGTCCTCCCCCCCTTTTTTTAAAATAATAGGTAAAACTTATGGCAATTTGTGCAACTGAATCAATAGCCGGTGCTATAACTGCTTCATCAACTGCTATCGGCTCTTGTACTGATTATGTTGTATTGAGTGCTTCAGATTACGCGGCTATTTCTCCTTCTTATACTCCTTCAGACGCTGCTTTGTTGGCTTCTGCTGTTGTTGCTGTTTGGGCTATCGCTTGGGGTTTCCGCGCTCTTGGTTTTGCTGCTAGGTGAGGTTTTTATGATTATATTTGATCTTCAAACAATAGCTGTTTTCTTAGCCTTAACGGGTGCTGGCTGGATTATTTTCAATGGCTAATAGAATCCTTCAGCGTGTTATAGTTGGCGTCCTTGTTGGCATTATTTTAGGTGCCTATCATAAGATTTCTCGCGCTGAAACATTTATCGCCGCTACTGGATATGGCACTTCTAACAGTTCAGGCGCCGCAACTTATTCCGATAAGGCCGCTCTTTGTGCTGCTTATAAGGCGGCCAATTATCCTTCCTCTGGCTACACCATGACTCTTCAAAGTGGCGGTGGCACTGGGACCAATTATTCAGGTTATGTTTGTACATTGACCGCTACTTCTAACGGTCAATGGCTTGGACAAACTCAAATTTACTCATTTTCAAATAATTTTTGTCCTTCAGGAACAACAAAAGTAGGCACTTCATGTGAATCGACTCTTTCTTGCTCTGACGGTCAGGTTCGATCAACTTTATCCGCTACATATGGGCAATGTGTAGCATCGGCTGAATGTACTTACCCCAATACCGATAATGGCGACGGTCAATGTGCTAACCATGCTTGCCCGGATGGGCAATATCGCGTTCCTGCAACTAATCAATGCGCCGTTCCTGCTCAATGTAATTTTTCCGTCGAAACATATAATTCAGATACTAATACTTGCGTTTATGTTCAGCAATGCTTAGAACATAAGCACTTGGTAAATGGTGAGTGTGTCTGGGATGATCCTATTTATTGCCCGGCTGGGCAACATGATTCCGGTACATATGTCTGTGTTGCTGATGAACCTACACATTGCCCTCCCGGGTGGCAAAGCGGCAAAATTAATGGTGTAACAAACTGTATCGAACCACCTCATCTAGATACTAAGGCTCAAGCTGCCGCGGCTGCTGCTCAAGCTGCGCTTGAAGCTAGACAAAATTACAATACTGCTCAACAAGCTTATGATCAGGCAAAAGAACAATACTATGGTGATACTACTAATATCACTTATCGTGATACATACACTTCAGCCGGAGGCGCTTTATCTTCCGCTCAATCCGCTTTAACTAACGCTGAAAGTGTAGCAACTCAAGCGCAAAGCGATTATGAAACATCATTAAGCAAGCAAGGATTAAGCGATAATTCGTCTCAATTATCTACAATTGCTGAGAAAATCGATCAAACTAATCAGCATTTGCAAACATCTGAAGATAAAAAAACAACAGAAGACAATTATTCATCTACTCAAGCGGCTAAAGGGCTTGGATTGTATGGTGAAATATCAAGTGATGCCGGTATTCCTACAACTACAATTGCCGTTCCTTCATCTACTGGCGGTGGTTCTGGTGGTGGTTCTGGTGTTGGTTCTGGCGGTGGTGGTTCTTGTCCTGCTGCATCATCTGTATCAGTTGCCGGTCATTCAATTGATTTTTCTATGGTAATGAACATGGCTTGTTCTCTCGTTTCTTCTATGCGTAATGTCATTATTCCTACTGCATATCTGTACGCGGCTTATATCGTGATTGGGGCTATCTGATGCAAATTATAGTTGCTGCTCTTGCCTATCTAGGTCCATTTTTACTTGCTATTGTTGGTTCTCTTGCCGGTCGTGTCATGCTTGCTATTGGTCTTGGTGTTGTTACCTACACCGGGCTTGATGCTGTTATCGGTGGTTTAACTTCAGCCGCTATATCCGGCCTGGGTTCGGGTGGAGAAGGCGCGGGTTTCGTTGTTCAGGCTTCCGGATTTGCCGAGGCTGTAACAATTATATCTTCTGGATATACGACTAGAATTGCCATAACAAGTCTTAAAAAGTTGACCTTTGTTGGTGGTGGTTCATGATTACTTTAATCACCGGCGGTCCTGGAACTGGCAAAACTGCATGGTTGCTCAATGAGCTTTTAAAGCTACGTGATCAGGAAAAAAAGGATAAGCTTCCACCTAAAACTTTATTCATTCATGGGGTTCGCAATCTTCGCGGTATTCATCATAAACAGGTTTTTTGTAAATCTCAGTTATGTGATATTTGTCGTAGTCAGGACAGTAAATTAGATGAATCGACATTTTATGTCGAAACATGGCCACAATGGAAACAACCCGATTCAATTATTATCATTGATGAGGTTCAAAGAATATGGCGTCCTCGTGGCGGCACGGGCACACCTCCTGAGGATATATCGTTACTCGAAACGCATCGGCATTATGGTGTTGATTTTTGGCTTATCAGTCAAGGACCGCACCTCTTTGACAATTTTATCCGTCTCCTGGTTGGTCGCCATATACATTTAGTTGCTAAATGGTCAGGCCGTTACGAATACGAATGGCCCGAATGCAAGCAAAACGTTCAAAGTCGTACTGATGCCGTTGAACGTCCTTATAAGCTACCTAAAAGGGTTTATAAGCTATATGACTCTGCTGAAGTACATACCAAGCAAAACAAGCGAATGCCTCTTGCTGTTTATGGTTTAGCTGTTGCGGTAGTTTTTTTTTTAGCGATGGCTTATGTTGTATATTCTCGCTTTTCTGATCGTCTTTCTAAAACTACTGACACAATTGAAGCTCAACAAGAAATACAACAAAACCCGACAAAGCAACCTGTAACCAAACAATCAAAAAAACCGGCAATTGAGGAACCTTTAAAAGAAACACCGCAAACATTACAAGCTAAGTATCATCCGGTTATACCGTCTCAACCCTGGACTGCACCTATCTTTCAAGCTAAGGCAAACGAGGCTATTCAGTCTTTCCCACAAGTTAAAGGCTGTATAAAGATAGACGAGCCAGATCGTAAGCTTTGCCGTTGCTATACTCAACAATCCTCCATTGTTGATATGCCCGACGTGATGTGTGAGACTATGGTCAAAACGCGCATATTCAACCCTTTCAAAGCGGATAGAAGGAATCATAATCAAGAACCAAATAACATACCTGATTATTCGAATACACCGCCTATTATCCAAGCTAAAACTGAAAAATAAAAACTCCACCTCAAAAACCATACCAACTACACAAAAACTCAAAAATAAATATTTTCTCCACCTCAAAACCCGTGCCAACTATACACATCCTTCTAAAACTTCTTAATTATCGATATATTATGATAATTAGGGAAATTAACTCAAAACACCTTGAAATAATCCAACTTTCAGGGAAAACACAACATATTTATAATTACAAAAATTATGCCAATTTCATAAATCCACAAAAATAAATATTTTCTCCACCTCAAAACCTGTGCCAACTTCACAAAAAACAAAAAATAAATATTTTCTCCACCTCAAAACCCATGCCAACTCCAAACAAACCAAAAAATAAATAAATTCCGAAACTGAACCGAAAAACCAACAAAACCCAGTAAAACCGGCATTCTGGAACCCAGTCAAAAATTCGGTTTCATACGACAAAGATCAGCGGCCAAAACCACGGCAAACCAGTTGAAACAAAATATCAATGTTACCGAGGCACGAAAGCCCGGTTAGCACTGATAACCAAAACCCCGAAGCGATAGCGGAGGGATACCTTGAAGTGGGGTGTTCATTCCTGGAATATGTAAACAGTATGCAACTATCAAACCTGCACCACACCACACCCTAAAAAACCGCCTTTGATTGAGTGGTACAGCGTACGGGAACCGTAGCGGCTCAGACCATGCAAAAAATAAACACCTGATAACTTCGCATAATAGTATTGGCCTTATGTAGAAAAGGCCCGGTAGACAATTTCATCCTACCGGGCCTTTTTTGCATAGGGCGCATTATGCGAAGTTACCTATTTCTTTTTGCTTCCTCTACATCCTCGATTGTTAAATCCTTTAAGCCTTTCCAAAGTAGTGCGTCTGCAATATCTGTCGGCTTGATGACTTTATTTAATTTTATGGAAAATTCCCAGGCTTTCTTCTCTATTGCTTCCCATCTTGCCCCACGAACTCTAATTGTAGTGTGTGCTGCCATGATATAACTCATTGTTTTTACTCCAAATGAAAAGTTAATTTATATTTAGACTAATAATTTGTAAATAAGTTACTTGCAATTTGTGATTTGTTCTCTAGAATGTGATTTGTGATTTTTAAATAACATTGAGGGCAAACAATGGAAACTTTACAAGATATTCCCAAAATTGATGGTCTAGAAGTCGGTTTTATCCCTTTTGACCGTTATTCTGATAAATATCAATTTAGAAACCCTGAAGCTTTTAAACGCTTCCATCGTCGTTTTTATTCTCTTCTTTCTTACAAACAATCCGATTTGTTCACTCCGGCAGATTTTGCCCAGTCGTCCCCTTTATCTGTCGGTGTCTCCAACAAGGGGACGACATCCAAACAAGAATCCACTTTAGATAAGGATTATTTTAATTATGCTTTTGTGTGCTCTGACGTGCACGCGCAAGCGGGCGGGGCAGAGAACGCGAAAGCAGATAGTAAGAGTCCACGTACTATAACAAGTGGACTCTTGTCTCATGGTGAGACTTTATCATGATTGATATGCTCGTTTTACGGTGCTCCTTTGCCAGAGAATTAAGTCCCTCCGGTTCTTTTTCTTGGCCGCTTTTCCGTCTAACCGATCTTTCTATACCTCTTGAACAGTCTATTGATTCTGATGGTGATGTTAGTAACTTAAGACATCCTTGGGAGTCTATACCAAGCTCTTATGAAAGTATGGCTTTTAAGGTTTTTGATCACCGCTTTGACGCTCTAGATACCTTTTACATTGAAATAAAGGCTTCACCCGCGAAAATTATGCAAGGTCATAATATTTTTGGCTCTTCTGATTTTTATGATTGTTCCATGCATCTTATGGAATTGTTATGCATGGCTTATCCTCAAGTTGCGGAACGTCTTGATCATACGACCTGGAGCCTTGCACAGATTGATATTACCTATTCGGTACGTGCTAAAGATCAATTTGAATGCAAAGCCTTTATTAATTCCCTTCATTCTGTAAGTTTCGGCCAAACTAAGAGCCGCACCGGATATGATGGGACCGCCTATTTTGGCAAGAAAAATTCAAGGCTTAAGAAAATTAAGGTTTACTCAAAATTGCTTGAAGTCCTTGAAATTATCAAAAAGAATTCTCGACGTGTTGACGGTGAGATATACAACGAGGTTTTTACACCTGAATTATTAGAATTTACAAACGGCCTGATTCGTTGGGAAGTTTCTCTTTATCATAGATTCTTCGAACGTCTTGGAATTTCAACCAATTTAAAGGAAATTTTCAGAACTAATACATTTTCTCCTGAAAAACAACAAAACTACTGGAAGCTAGGAACCCACGATTTATTTAAGTCACTTGCGGGGCAAACCATGAAAAGCATAAATACTACTGAAATTAAACAACTACTGCGTGATAAGTTCTCTAAAACCTCTTCAAAAACTGGTAAAACATCAACCGTCTTAGCTGACTCTGTTTTTCGTACTTATAACGATCTTCTTCGTGATGGTTGGTTGAATACTCTTGAATCTATGAGTCGTTCAAATTTCTATAAGCATATTCTGATGCTTCAGGAAGTCGGTTTGTCTCGTGCAGCTTTACAAAATCTTAGCGGTAAAGATGGTGGTGCTCAAATTATCCCCTTTGTTCGTTTTATTGAAGTAGATTTTTGTTCACAGTTTCCCGGGGGGTATCAGGAACCTGCACCTAAACATATCTATAAACCTCAACCTCTGCGCTTAGTCGCATAAAGGAAATAAAACAATGGCTTTTTTACATTTAAGACTCGAACAACTTTTAGAAGATCTTGACTCTGAAGGTAAACCGCGTATTCGTGCGAAAGTATCGGAAATTAAACCGCGTACTATCAATATGAATCTTAAAAATGCTAATGCTGATCAAATAAACCAGTTGCGGAAATTGGTCGGTGGAACTGCCATGATCGGCGTTAGAGAAGGCATGATGAACGGCCAAACTTTTTTTC